ATCTGCTAATATAGACTGTGATAAAGATGCCCGATACGATTTGTTTTTAGATAACATCTGCTTGTTATCCCTTGCATCTAACGTAAAGAATACCATGCTAAATATAAAGTCCTCATAACTCATATCCTCTTCCTTGCTCATAAGCCTGTCTATACGATCTTTAGCCTTCATATAAACCTCATGCTTACTTGCGCCCCAATAGCATTTATCCAAATCCCCTTTTTCTTCTTCTTGATCGTTGTAAACAATTTCTGAAATTTTAGCTTGTACATAACGACCAAGTGAATTCCTTTCGCTTTCGCTGAAATTAAACCTACATATAATTTTATATTCGATACATTTTTCAAGTATTTCAAATATTTCATTAATTCTTTTATCCATATAATTCATATCAAACTACTTTTAAATGTGAACTACCTTTAAAAAATGGGGATGCCTGTAATCTCTTATCTTTTAGAATCTTGGATTGATTAGCCGCTTGCGCTCCAGTTAGTTTTACTAATGCTGCGGCATTCTTTTTAGCGATGGCATCTGCTCGCTGGGTATCCTGTGAGGATACAGTCATTGAGATGTTGCCTATGCCCTTGAAAGCATTACGATCTGGTGCAAACAACTCAAACTTAAAGATTGACTTGGTGATCTTAATAAACTCGCCAGTCTCACGAATGAAGTTGGCTATTGACTCTGCTGCTGCATCGATCTTAGTGATCAAGTCATCAACTGAGGATGAGTTAGTAATTGTCACAAAAGCATCTACTAGACCTTTACCAATAGTCTCTTTTGCGTTGTTTCCAGCAACAGTTAATTTAGCAAGTGAACCTGCATAGGAGTTTGCTGCTGAAGCTGCTTGACCTGCAAACAATTCTGATAAGCGTAACTGGATCTGCTCAAAAGATGAGGTTGATAATTCTGCCTTTGTAAGTCCTACACCTAAGCGACCTAACGCCTGTGTCTGTCCGAGGTATGCCTTTTGTAAGCTCTGTGAAACCTGAGTAAGGCTCTTACCTGTACCTGCTAACTCTGTGATCGTGTCTCCAGATGATCCTTATCTGACACCTAATAACAACAGCCAGATTTCTATCAGCCCAATGGCTAACTTCAAGATTATTATGACAGTCCCATTGTTCGACAATGAGGGAAACCTTAACGGCATCGAGGACACAGTAGTTGGTGTGTTCGCTAAGCTCGCAGCCTCATCATTCGTCTATAATGTAAGTGCGATAAGCGCACCTAGTATTCTCAACGCTGCTTCGGGTGACCTACTCAGCTGTGAGATGTCCGTAAGTATCCTAACGAGTTGGAGTTAAAGATGTCCGATTACGATAAAGAGTTGGAAGCCTTCTTGATCAAGATCGGTCAGGTAGCACCAACAGCAGCACCAACACCTAAGCCAGTAACTAAGAAAGACGAGGAATAATCCAATGGCTGTATTTCTAAACAATGGCGTGGTATTGACAGTCAATTCAGTGGACTTGTCTGACCATGTAACTGCAATCACAATTAACCGCTCATTCGATGAGCTAGAAGTTACGGCGATGGGTGACTCAGGTCACAAGTTCGTTAAGGGACTTGAAGCATCATCAGTAACAATTGATTTCCTAAATGACACAGCAACAAGCGAAGTCCTACAGACTTTGCAGGCTGCATGGGGAACATCTGTAACAGTAACAGCTAAGCAGTCATCTGCTGCTACATCTGCTACAAACCCTCTTTACACAATGACTTGCTTGATCAACAACACAACCGACATTAACGGATCAGTTGCAGACCTCAGCACACAGTCAGTCACATGGAATGTAAACGGCACAATCACAATTACAACAGCGTAATTAACTAACAAAGGGGCAAACTCATGGCAAAACTGAAGATAGTTCGACAAGATGGAAGTGTTATCGAGGGCGAAATCACACCTGCTGTAGAATACTTTTTCGAACAGCAGACCAAGATGGGCTTTCACAAAGCCTTTCGTGATGAAGAAAAACAAAGCCATGTTTATCTTTTGGCTCATGAAATTGTCCGCAGGTCAGGTGAGTCTGTTAAGCCTTTCGGGATGGAGTTCATCGAGACACTTAAAAGTGTCGAGGTGCTTGACTCCGACCCTTTAGCTTAAAGCGGGATCTTCCATTCACCTACTTGATCGCTCGATTGAGCATCAGGTTGGGGATCTCGCCACAAGCATTACTAGATTTAGATAAGACAATGCTCGATGCACTTGTGCAAGGGCTCAAGGATGAAGCGAAAGAGGTGAGCGATGCCAGCAAGCGTAAAGGGCGGCGTTGAACTTCGCAAGGCTCTCCGTAAGTTCACTCCAGATCTAGCAAAAGAAACACAGAAAGAAATTGCAGCAGCCTTAAAGCCAATTACTAAAAGTGCCAAAGGTTACCTGCCAGATGATAACCAAGTACTAAGCGGATGGTTGCCTCGTCAAATGTCTGAGGCAACTTTTCCGACTTACACAGCTCGCATTGCAAAGCGCGGAGTTGGTTATAAATCATCACCTTCCAAACCTAATCGTAGAGGTTTCAGATCTCTTGCTCGCGTGTTTAACAATAGTGCCGCTGGAGCAATTTATGAGACCATGGGGCGCAAGACCCCTAACAGTCGCTTTGTTCAGAATCAGACCAATAAGTACAACGCCCAAATGAAGGGCAAAGACAAGATGCAAGGTCGCGCCCTGTTTCGTGCTTATGATGAAAACAATGGCAAAGCTAGAGAAGCAGTCTTAGATGCTATTCAGACCGCTGCTAATAAATTAAATCAGCGTGCTTCGGTGAGAGGTTAATCATGGCTAATGTAACCATTGACATTGCAGCGGAGTTCACAGGCAATAAGGCGTTCAAGCAAGCCGAGACTTCTACTGACAAACTTATCAGAGGCGTAAAGAAACTTGCGGCTGCATCTGGTCTGGCTTTTGGTACTGCGCAAGTCATTGCTTTTGGTAAGGCATCTGTTAAAGCAGCTTTGGATGCACAGGCTCAACAACAGCGATTGGCTAACCTTGTAAAGGTAACTGTTGGAGCAACTGACTCACAGATCGAATCTCTTAACGCTCAAGCCCAAGCCTTGCAAGAGATTGGTGTTGTCAATAAAGAAAACATCACACAGACTCAATCACAACTTGCAACATTTAATCTTCAGATCGATACGATTAAAGCCTTAACCCCTGCCATCCTTGACTATGTAACAGCAGAAAAGGGAGCAGCGGCTTCTGCCGATGAGTTCAAGTCGATGACTAACGGCTTAGCCCAAGCCCTTAATGGCAACTTTGCTTCGCTTACTAAGGTGGGCTTTGTCCTTGATGAGACTACAAAGAAAACAATTAAGAACGGCACTGAGGCAGAAAGAGCAGCAGCTCTTGTCGCAGTCCTAGATTCAACCTACAAAGACTTTAATAAGAACCTCGCATTGACCGATGCTGGACAGATGCAGATCCTAGCCAATGCAGCCGATGATGCGGCTGAGAACATTGGTGTCGGTCTCATCGATGCCCTTAAGACTCTTGGCAAAGATAACTCAGTCGAAAACCTCGCCAATGACATGGAAAGAGCATCTCTCGGAGCGGCAGACTTTATTCGAGGCTTAGCGGAGATTACAAGCTTTAGTGTTAATGGCGAGACTAAATCTCTAATCGGTCTCTTAACTACGCCATTTAAGCGTTCTCTTTCTGCTGGACCACTAGGGGCAATCGCTAGAATGGGTGTTAAGACAGGCGAGGTTAAGGCATCCGATAACGCTCACCTTAAGTCATTGCAAGATCAATTCGTTGTCATTAGAAAGACTAACGAGGTTAATAAGAAACTTACAGCCGATGAACTTAAGAAGCTCAAGGCTGCTAAGTTAAAGTTAGCAATCGACAAAGCTAATCTTGCCCTTGGTAAGGGTGAAGAAATCTTTGACCTTGACAAGATTCAGGTAGCTGCTGCTCTTACTAACCAAGCCGAGCAATTAGGCAAGGCAACAAGTGCAGCTCAGGTCTTAGCAATTGCCAATGATGTCGCTCGTCTTAATGTTAAGAAGTCAATCCTTGATCTTGAAGATGCTATTGCCGCTAAAGATGAAGCGGCTATCCTAAAGGCAACAGAGAAGTTAAATGCTGACCTTAAAATCTTAGGCGCACTATCTGGGCAGAATGTAAAGCTGCAAGACATCAAATCTATCCTTGACAGCCTGAAGCCTAAAGACTTGATCAATCTGGCTAACCTAGACGCTGCTATTGCTAAGATGATGGAATTGCTTAAACTGCAAGGCACTAAGACACTTGTGCCAACTACAGGCACAACTACCACACAACCAACGGCAACAGCGGCGGTTCAAGGTGCAACCACGATTGCAGGGACTAACCTAAGCGTTGCAGCATTAGGTGGAGTAGTAACACAAATCCTGCCTAACCTAAAAGAATACACACCAGATACAGGCATGATTTCAGGCATCAGCCCTAATGGGCGTGAGTTCAACTTTACTGTTAATGTGAACACAGGTATTGGCGATCCAAACGCCATCGCTGAGGCTATTGATAATGTCCTAACCGAGGCAGTTAGCCGAGGCACATTGAGAGGCTTAATGATCGCATGACATGGTTACCAGAGTGGCGAGTGACAGTAGGTGATGATGTCTATACGACTGTTACCTCTGTTTCCTTTGCATCTGGTCGCCTAGACATTGATCGTCAGGCTACTGCTGGGTATTGCCAAGTAGAGATCATCAACACAGATAACTCACCATTTACCATCAATGTCACAGAGCCAATCACTTTAGAGCTTAAAAACTCATCTGGCACTTATGTCACAGTATTTGGCGGTGAAGTATCCGACTTCAACATCGGCGTTAGAAGCCCTGAAGAGACTGGTTACATCACCACAGGCAAAATCTTAGGCATTGGCTCATTGGCTAAACTGACAAAAGCTGTCTATAACACAGCACTTGCAGAGGGCTTAGATGGCGCACAAATCAGCGCAATACTTGGTGCAGCTCTTAACCTGTCATGGGCAGAAGTTACTCCAACTGTGACATGGGATACATACCCAGCAACTACCACATGGGATAATGCTGAGTCTTACATCGGCACAATTGACTCAGGCTTTTACACAATGATTGCCCTTGCTGCTAGTGCTACAGCTAAGAGTCAAACCCTTGCCGATCAGATTGCGAACAGCGCACTCGGTACGCTCTACGAGGAGAAGGATGGAGATGTTTC